ACCTGAAGCTACAACTACACCATATGCTGGTGAAGAACCTATTTTTGGAAAAGACTTTAACTTAGATACTATTGAACAGGATGCTATTGACTACGAAGAAAAGAATGCATATAGAAATAAAGACCCAAATAGACCACAGTCAGACTTTGATAAATGGGCTGCTCCTGATGAACTAACAGAAAATGAATATAAAAAGAAACAAACTTACTTAGCTATTCAAGCAATACAGAAACAAATAGAAAACACTAAGTATGGTTCATTCACTAAAATGACTCCAGGTGAAAGAGAAGAAAGAGATGCAAGGATAGAAGAGCTTAGAAGAGAAAGAAATAGATTAATGGAAATCTATAGAGCTAGAGACTGGGCTCAAGGTACACCTAATGAAGAAGCTAGAAAAGCATATAAAGAAGGTGAGCAATATGTAGTAGATAATGCACCAGAAGCTAAAGAACTAGGTAATAAAGTAATAGAAGGTGGTAAGAAGTCTTGGAATGAGAATAAAGATAAGCTAGACCCTAACTTTGTAACTATGATAGAGGAAACTTGGTAAGAAGTCTTGGAATGAGAATAAAGATAAGCTAGACCCTAACTTTGTAACTATGATAGAGGAAACTATCCCGGGATTAGTAGATAGTGCTGGACAAGTAGTAGATAAAGCTGTAAACTGGATTGAGAATATAAAACCTTTAGCTCCATTTACAGATAAAATGAAGAAATCAGAAAGTTCAGGTGACTATGAAGTTGTAAATAAAGAAGGATATATGGGAGCTTATCAGTTTGGAGAAGATAGACTAAAAGACTATAAGAAAGCTACAAAATCAACTTTTAGTAAAGATGAGTTTTTAGAGAACGAAGAGTTACAAGATAAAGTATTTGATTGGCATGTTAATGATATTACAGAGTATATGTCTGAAAAGGGATTAGATTCCTGGATAGGACAAAAAATACTAGGAGTAGAAGTAACAAAAGATGGTTTAATTGCTGTAGCTCATCTTGGTGGAAAATCAGGATTAAAGAAATTTTTAGAAAGTGATGGAGATTATAATCCAGCAGATTCACAAGGAACAACATTATTAGATTACTTAAAAAAGTTTGGTAAGTAGTAATGACACAGTTACAGGTAAAGTTGCATGACAAGCAACGAGAAGTATTTGACGACCCACGCAGATTTAGAATTGTTGCTGCTGGGCGTAGGTTTGGTAAATCTAGGTTAGCTGCCTGGTTATTACTAATAGAAGCACTACAAAGTACTAGTAAAGATGTATTTTATGTAGCTCCGACCTTCCAACAAGCAAAAGATATCATGTGGGGAGTGTTAAAAGAACTAGGTAAAGATGTTATAACAGCTGCACATGAAAATACTAGTGTATTAACACTAGTCAACGGTCGGAAGATATACTTAAAAGGGGCAGATAGACCAGATACACTTCGTGGAGTGGGTTTATCCTTCTTAGTAATTGATGAATACGCAGATATTAAGCCTAATGTATGGGAACAGATACTTAGACCAGCATTAGCAGATGTACAAGGTAAAGCATTGTTCATAGGAACACCAAAAGGTCGTAACCATTTCCACGATTTATGGGAATATGCAGAAAAAGGAGAAGATAAAGACTGGGTATCATTTCATTACAGTAGTTATGATAACCCATTAATACCTGAATCAGAGATTGAAGCTGCTAAGAAGTCTATGAGTAGTTTTGCATTTAGACAAGAGTTCTTAGCAAGTTTTGAAGCAGCTTCTAGGGATATATTTAAAGAAGAATGGATAGAATACGGAGATGAAGATGAAGAACCTGAAGATGGTAAGTACTACATTGCAGTCGATTTGGCTGGATTTGTGTCTGTGGATAAAGAAGCAGGTAACAAGAATAGGAAACTGGATGAGACATCTATATCAATCGTTAAGGTGCACCAAGAAGGATGGTGGGTCAAAGAAATAAGACATGGCAGATGGGATATTACAGAAACATGTAATGAGATATTTAATGCAGTTCAAGATTACATGCCATCTAAAATAGGAATTGAGAAAGGGTCATTAAAGAATGCAGCAGCACCATACTTAAATGACTTAATGAAACAGAATAACATGTATTTTAGAATTGAAGATTTGAATCATGGTAATAGAAGAAAGTCAGAAAGGATAATTTGGAGTTTACAAGGTATCTTTGAAAATAGACAGATAGTATTGCAAAGAGGAGATTGGAATAAAGAGTTTGTAGACCAATTAGTCAATTTCCCTAATGCTATGATGCATGATGATTTAGTAGATTCATTAGCATATATACAACAGATAGCACAAACAGAAGTAGTATTTGATACAGAAATAGAAGAAGAATACCAATCACTTGACCCAGTGTCAGGATATTAAAGAGGATAAAGAATGGATTTAGGAAACAACCCACAGATAGGTCCAAATAAACTAGTAAGCTGGTTAACTGGACATCTTATGGACTGGAGAGATTCTAGAGATGATAATTACCTAGAGACATGGAAAGAATATGAAGCTCTATGGAGAGGTATATGGAGAGCTGAAGATAGACTTAGAGAATCAGAAAGAAGTCGTATTGTAAGTCCAATTCTACAAGAAGCTATTGAGAATCATGCTAGTGAAATAGAAGAAGGTGTGTTTGGTAATGGAGATTCACTATTTTCTATAGATGATGATTTCATGGACAAAGATGCAAAAGATATTGATTATATGCAATCCTATATGAAACAATGTTTTAAACAGACAGGATTGAGAAAAGCAGTAGGTGATATTATCTTATTAGCATCTATATATGGTACAGGTATTGGTGAAGTAGTTGTAAGGAAAGAAAAAGATTTAATACCAGCAACAGAAGTTATGGAAGAAGTAGATTCTGTAGCGGTCGGAACAAAGTCTAAAGATAAGGTAACTGTTACTTTAAATCCAATTAGTCCACAGAACTTCCTTATCGACCCTAATGCTACTACAGTAAATGATGCAATGGGTTGTGCTATTGAAGAGTTTGTATCTGCACACCATGTAGCTAAGAATATGGAAGAAGGTGTATACCTTAAAGCAGATTTAGGAGGTATTGCTCCAGATGAACATGATTTAGATGAATCTTGGATAGATGAAGATTATGACCAAGATAAAGTTAAGATTGTAAGATATTATGGTTTAGTTCCAGAGAAGTTATTAGATAGTCCTGAAAATGGAGAAGTATATACAGGAACTGGAGATATACTAGAGGAATATGGTAATTTAGTAGAAGCTCTTGTAGTTATTGGTAATGATAATGTATTACTGAAAGCTGAAGCTAATCCATATATGTTAAAAGATAGACCTATTGTAGCATATCAAGATGATACTGTACCTAAGAGATTCTGGGGTAGAGGTATTGCAGAGAAAGGTTATAATATGCAAAGAGCTATTGATGCACAACTAAGAGCACATTTAGACTCATTAGCATTAACTACTGCACCAATGATGGGCATGGATGCAACAAGACTTCCTAGAGGAGCTAAGTTTGAGGTAAGACCAGGTAAAACTATTCTTACTAATGGAGACCCTAGAGAAGTATTACAACCATTCCAGTTTGGACAAACAGATGCAAGTAACTTAGAAACAGCAGCAGCTTTCCAAAAGATGTTGTTACAAGCTACAAATACAATGAATACGCAAGATGATGTTAAGCAGAGCACTGGTGGAGAATTATCAGTTGCATTAGCTACAGTCTTGAAGAAGAATAAGAGAACATTAGTAAACTTCCAAGATAACTTCTTGGTTCCGTTTATTACTAAAGTAGCACATAGATTTATGCAATTCTCACCAGAAGAGTTTCCTGTTGCAGATTATAAGTTTGTAGCTAACTCATCTTTAGGTAATCTAGCTAAAGAAGTAGAACAGGTACAATTCTTGAATTTATTGAAAACTCTTGGACCTAACAGTCCTATTGTTCCAATATTATTAGAAGGTGTAATAGAGAACTCTAGTATTGAGAATAGAGCTACTCTAATAGAAGCATTGAGACAAGGTAACGAAGCTCAGAAGCAACAACAAGCACAAGCAACACAAATTCAAATGGGACAAGCTCAAGCAGAAATTGGACTTAACCAAGCAGAAGCTCAAGAGAATATGGCACAAGCTCAAAAAGCACAGATGGAAGCACAGATGCTACCTAAAGAAGTACAAGCTAAACTTATGACATCATTAGCTAATAACTTACCTAGTGAATCAGACGAAGCTGAAGCTGAGTTTAAGCGTAGAAAAGAAGTAGCAGAACTAATGCTTAAACAAGAAGCTCTAAGTATTAAGAAACAAGATATGATAGATAACAAAGAGATTGTTAAGCTACAGATGCAACAAAAGCAGAGAGCTTAATATAGCAGTGTAACATCAATGTTGACCTTATGAACTTCAAAAGAGGGATTATCTCAACAGAATTTGTTCTTTTATTAATTTTTAGGAGAATAACAAATGAATTGGACTAAACCACAAGCAACAGAAATGAGATTTGGTTTTGAAGTTACAATGTATGTAGCAAATAGATAAGGAAACTTAATGAATAAGGAATTACAAAAATATTACGAAGACAGATTTACAATGTTTACAACACAAGGATGGAAAGACTTAATAGTAGATGTTGAGAAAATCAAAGCAACAATTAAGGTTGAAGATATACAGGATGAGAAAACTTTGTTTGCACGAAAGGGTGAATTAAGAATCATGAACTGGTTGATTAACCTGAAGGATGTTTCAGAACAAGCACATAAAGATTTAGAAAATGAAGATACTGTTTGATTTTGAATGTAAGGATTGTGGTGTATTTGAAAAGATAATTGAATACACTCCAACAACAGATTGTCCAACATGTGGTAAGGAGTCTAGGAAACTTATTAGTACTCCTACCATAATGTTAGAAGGCATATCTGGTGACTTCCCCGATGCACATGCAAAATGGGCGAAGAAACATAATGCTCTTACTGAAAGGCAAGAGTAATAACTTTAACTAGAGGTAATTTTGGGTTAGTCTCCTTAGTTATCTCCCTATAATGCTTAAATGCACAGGAGAAATAATATGGCTGATATAATAGATGAAGTAGAAGAAGTAGTAGAAATTCCAGCAGCAGAAGTAGCAGTAGAAACTGATTTACCAGAGGCAAAACTTGATAAAGAGTTAACACCTGTTAAAGAAGAAACTGTAACGGAAGAAGTAGTTGCGGAAAAAGAAGCTACAGAAGATGATGGATTACCTGAGAAGTATAAAGGTAAATCTGCTAAAGAGATTGCAGAAATGCACCAACAAGCTGAAAAGCTTATTGGTAAACAAGGCTCTGAAGTAGGTGAACTTAGAAAGGTAGTTGATGACTTCATTGCTACACAAACATCGAAAGCATCACAGACTACAGAAGCACCTGTAACAACAGAAGAGTTTTATGATAATCCAGCTAAGAATGTGGATAAGAGAA